ATGTTTCATCAAATTCTTTTTGAGCTTTTTCTAAATCAAATTTACCAGCTGCAGCTTTTTTGTAATACGGAAGTTTAACTTTGAAATGATGCCATGTAAGAAGAGCTAATCCTCCCTTCTTTTTAGCATTGTTAACAATTTTTTCAGCTCCAGCTTCTCTGGTATCAGCGAATGATTCAAAAGTATCCTTCTTAGCTTTTGATTCGAATAACAAGTCTCTTAGTTTCATATTAATAAATATCATTCCGATGTATTATCATAAAACATTCTGTCTGAATCTTCAGTATGCCATTTTTCAAATCCCTCACAGTTATAAAAATCTGTACAAACTAGATAATCTGGTTTAGTTGGAAATGGTTTAGTAACAAAGCTAGGCTCAGACCACTTAATCCTATTATTAGGTTGTAGTGCTATCTGTCCATTATCAAGTAATATAATATGATGACTTTTATGTTCAGATGGATCTTCTGACAAAGTTAAATCTGTGTTAACATCATTACTACCCCAATTGATTGTAGCATAATATCTGCCAGAGTAAAACTTCTTGTCCTTCATGTATACATCTACATTAGTATCTAAAAGATATCCTAACTGAATCAAGGTAAAGTTATAAGAAAAACAATTCCACAATTGTAGATAATGAAATGATAAATCTGGATTTGGTAACTTAGGTTCTGTTAGTAATGCATGACTAGGCAGCTTATCCCGGAGTACTCCATTCTCTAGAAGTACTTGGAACAACGCAGCTTGACCAGGCATACACCTAACTGACACTACTACCCCTGGTGTAAACTCACCATGACCCTTTTGATTTTGATACATATATTCATTTCTAACAAATACTTTGAGCGGAAAAAAATTATGTTCGATATATGCCATATATTATCCGCGGTGTTTGAAATATCGTACTTGCTGTTCTCGTTTCTTAGCACCAGATTTACTTGGGTATGTTCCTAGGTTACGACCTTTTTTGCTATACAATCGATATCCACCTTTTACTTTGCGAATTATTTCTTTGATGAATTGTTTAACATCGCCATTCACTGGCATTGAAACTGGAACGAATTGTGGTTTTGGTAGTGATCCTCCAAAGCCTGGTTGATCTCCATGTTGCTTGTAGTGTGCCAAATAATCTTTGACTCGATTCATATAATCAGCTGCCAATGTTATTTTAGCTTCAAGCCATTCAGGCAAATCATCTGTGTCATCAATCATATCAGCAATTGCTGCAGCATCCTCTGCACACTCCATGGCATCATGTTTAGCCATTTTACCTTGCCACGAATCTTGACATCCGCCTTTGGATCCACCACAACCACAACCACATTCATTCAGTCGTTTCATGTTATGCCTTTTTTGCAACGATAGACCAAATTGCACCGGTAAGTGTTATAACACCACCAACGATTTCAGTCACAATGGTTTCATCAACTAAACCTTGCATAACAAAGACACCTCCGACAAATGTTAATCCGTGACGGATGATTCCCAGTACTTGTTCTTTTGTAAGTTTCATAATATGTCCTTTTATATAAATATATGTTTAAATTAATCCGGAACCCATTGCTGCCAAATAGAACCATCCCATAGTTTTAATCTACCGGTAGCTGTTTCAAAATATATAGCTCCGATGCTAGGCGATGCTGGTTCAGCCAGTGGAATAACAAATTGACCACTTGAACTTATTGCGCCGAAATTTACGTTAGAATTAGGCGCTGCTGTAGTCGTTAAACTACCACTCGTTGTTAAAGATCCTGTTAATGTTAATGCATTGGCATTTGGATTAAATGTAAGATTAGTATCGGTATTTGGGATTTGTTGTCCAGTTGTTGTTCCGCTAAACAATATATAGTGCGAACTATTATCAGCACCAGCATCTATCCTTACACTATTAGAACTTAACGAAAAAGATGCAGTACCGGTTAAAGATCCACTGAATGACCCAGTTGCTATAATGGTATCAGTACCGACACCACTTAGAGCATCGATGGCCCTAGTTACGTGTTCTGCTTGTATGGTACCACCATTAGTAATACCTGTTTTATTTATTATTGCCATTCATATTCCTTTTTTTATATATTGGCCAATTCTGTGTTTTTTCGTTTAACCATTCTTGTCGATCATCACAGCCGCAATCTTCATCTAGTATCTCAGCAATTCGTTTTGCTAGCTGATCTAGTTTAGTCGCAGCTGTTATTTTTTTAATATCATCCCCTAAACCTCTACTGGGCATATCTACTCCCATTTCTAATTGCATTTTGCAATTGCATGATCACCGTTTGCCATTGAGCCGTATGTGGTATCTCAAACACATTTTTACCTGGGAAAACATATTGCTTCTCCGGATGCATCATTTTCATATGGCCGGTATCATCAATACCCAACACACGATGTGGCACATCCTTCATTGTGATTGCACCAGATGTAGTTGGAATCATGGTGCATTTGCCAGGATGGTTCCATTGTCCCATGGGATCGGTAACTGCTCCAGTTTGTTGTATAATGTTTTCCCAGCCATCTGGCGATAGACGTTTAACTCCGCGAACGTGCATGATTAGTGACTCGGTAACTTCATCTGGTACCGAATTGATAGATTCTCGTTCTGTTGCAGCTTGTTCAACAGTTAGTTGACCCATTGTAACTGATTGATCAAGTCGTTTTAAACGTTCTAAATAACCTTTATTACGAAGATGTTTGTATGCCATATTTTCTATAGAATACTCGCCTTGCGTATCTAATCCAGTTTTTCTTAGATGTTGCAATCTAGATTTAATGCTACGTATTTTTTGTTCACATTGTGGATCATCAGCATCCAATTTATCAATTTCATATTCATATGGCTGTGCTTTTTGCTGTATAGCAACATCATCAACCGAAACTTGATCGGCATTTGGTTTTCTAAGCCATTTGTCATGCATCAGTGAATATGATCCAACCGTTGAGTGCATTATTTGATTTGAATCTTGTGCATACAATTCAATGTTCATTCCTTTGTATTGCAATGGATAATTAACATTCCATATGCTTTTTTTGGCGTGCATATAATTGTTTACTAAGTGCATATTGTCACCAACTAATGAATAATTAATAACCACGTGTAAATCAATATCACTGTATTCAGTCCAATTATAATTTGCACTACTACCAATTATAATAACATCTAGCACATTAACATCGACATCTAAGAATTCATAGAATGCCTTTGCAATTTTTAATAATCCTACACGAAGTTTTGGGCGAATTTTATCACCTTTCCATATTTTTGGATTAAGATTTCCTTGTGTTTGATATTCTAAAATCATATACATATAAATATGTTTAGTTCCAAAAGAGCTGCACTAACAACAAACCTAATGCTAAAATCAATGATACTGCTGTTTTAAGTGTTACGCCTTCATCACAGAATATCCAGGTCATTACAGCAAACATGGTTATTCCGGTAGTGAACGATACAAAGCGACCGGGCCAAAATTCTCCAGCAAATCCAGTAACTGCAAATTTAGTTGCTTCCATGAACAACCAAGTTATTGGAATACCAAAAAGCATCAATACCCATCTATAGGTTTTTGCCCATTGCCACAACAAAGGTCCATTAACTTGAACCCAAACCAGTGTTTGACCTAATAAAAATACTAGTATAGAAAATATTATGTAACGATAATTCATACTATATTATATGAATAATATGTTTACAAACAAAATTATGATTTGGTTGTTTTGCGAGGTTTTTTAGTAGCAGCTTGTCGCAATCCTTTATGTTGATCAAACTGATCTAACACATAGTTAAGGAATTGTGCTTTAATGAATCCAGCCATTGATGCATTTTTTAAAGCACTCATTATTTGGAATACCAAGAATGGAATCAATATAGTTTCACTTAACCAACTCATACCTTTAAATGCATGCTCTACTGATAACAGCATGGTTAAAAGAACTATCCACACTACTGTAGTCTGCAATACCTTTAGTGCTTTACGTGTTTGAAATCCTTCTCGTTTAACACCAGCAATGCACCCGAAGAATCCATCCACAAAAATAACAGCAGTTAGGGCCAAATACTGTTCGTAATGGGATAGAGTCATGTTATAAAAATATGTGC